TGGTGAAACTTGCCGTGCGCCCAGCCCGCACCGATGCAGCCACCGGCAAGACGTACGAGGCCAGCAACGAAGTGAAGGCATTTAAATCCGCAGGCGGCGCAGCACCCGCCGCCCGCCCTGCATTTGCAGCACCCGCACCCGCAGCAGCGCCAGCAAAAGCCGCGCCGCCTTGGGCCAAACGCTAAGTAAGCATTGCGGGCCGGTGCCTCTGGGGGTTCCTGGGGGATGCAACACCGGCCCACCTCAACATTGAAGGAGATTGTTTTGGATTACGAAGACTTCGTAAAAAGCAAGCGCCGATCAGAATTGGCCACAGGCCATCAACCCGGCGACTTGAACGAGTACCTCAAGCCATTCCAGCATGCTGTGGTTTCTTGGGCTGTCCGGCGTGGACGCGCCGCGATTTTTGCTGATACCGGCCTGGGTAAAACCATCATGCAGCTTTCATGGGCTGATGAAGTTCAATCGCACACCGGCGGCAAGGTGCTGATTCTGGCACCGCTTGCTGTTTCAGAGCAGACCATAGAAGAAGGCTCGAAGTTTGGCATTGAGGTCAAGCGCGTTCCGCTTGGTGAAGATGTGCCGGGCGCTGGCGTTTGGATTACGAACTATGAGCGCATGGATGCCATTGACTTCACCGACCTGCATGGCATCGTTCTGGATGAATCCAGCATATTGAAAGCGCACGATGGCAAAACCCGTCAGCGCATTATCACATCATCGCAGGGCGTGCCCTATCGACTGAGTTGCACGGCGACACCAAGCCCGAATGACTTCGAAGAACTGGGCAACCAGTGCGAGTTTTTGGGCGTGATGACACGCACCGAAATGCTGGCCACGTACTTTGTGAACGATACCGGCGATACTGGAACATGGAGACTGAAAGGATGGGGACAGTCTCGATTCTGGGAATGGATGGGCACTTGGGCCGTTGTCATTCGCAACCCGTCAGATATCGGATTTGATGGCAGTGAGTACATTTTGCCATCGCCTGATTACGTTGAGCATGTTGTAGAGGTTGATCAATCTGGCGATTTGTTTGCCAAGCCAGCGCAGACCATGCTGGAGCGCCGCAAAGCTCAGCGAGACAGCATAGAAGCTCGATGCAAAGCATTGGCCGATGTTGTAAACGCTGAATCATATGAGCCTTGGTTGATCTGGTGTCACCTGAATGACGAAGCCGAGCTTCTGCAAAGCCTGATACCCGGCAGCGTGAACGTGCAAGGCTCTGACAGTGTGGAAGTGAAGACCCGAGGCATGATGGACTTCACACATGGAAAATTGCGCGTTCTGATTTCCAAGCCAAAGATATGCGGTTTTGGCATGAACTGGCAGCACTGCGCACGCATGGCATTTGTCGGCCTTGATGATTCATTTGAGAAGTTTTATCAAGCCGTGCGCCGTTGCTACCGATTCGGCCAAAAGCGCAACGTGAAAGTGCATCTGTTTACCGCAGAAAACGAAGGCCAGATTCTGGCGAACCTTAAGCGCAAAGAAGTGCAGCACCATGAAATGAGCGCCAACATGATCGAACACATGAAAGACATCATGAACCAAGAACTTGCAGGACAAGAGAACATCGTGGACGAATACCGAGAAGATACCCACCAAGGCGACGGGTTCACCGTACACCTCGGCGACTGCGTGAAGTGGTCAAAGCGCATGGCCGACAGCAGCGTGGACTATTCTGTTTTCTCGCCACCATTCGCTGATCTATTTGTTTACTCGAACAGCGATCACGACATGGGCAACTGCAAAGACGATGCCGAGTTTGTGGCGCAACTGCGCTTTTTGATCTCTGAACTGTTCCGCGTGCTGAAGCCTGGGCGCAATGTGTCATTCCATTGCATGAACCTGCCCACCACCAAAATGCGCCAGGGTTTTATTGGCTTGCGCGACTTCCGTGGAGATCTGATCCGCGCATTTCAGGACGCTGGCTTTGTTTACCATTCCGAGGTTTGCATCTGGAAAGACCCGGTAGTGGCCATGCAACGCACCAAGGCACTTGGACTGCTTCACAAGACCATCCGCGAAAACAGCACCATGAGCCGCATGGGCTTGCCTGACTACGTTGTCACCATGCGCAAGCCTGGCGACTGCGAAGAACGCGTAACGCATGGCGATGACCTGCCCGTGATGATGTGGCAAAAGTACGCCAGCCCCATTTGGGACGATATCGATCAAGGCCGCACACTGAACAAGCTGCCAGCACGCGATGAAAACGACGAGAAGCACATGTGCCCGCTGCAACTGGACGTGATCGAGCGTTGCATCCACCTTTGGACAAACAAGGGCGATCTGGTATTTTCACCGTTCACAGGCATCGGCAGCGAAGGTTACACCGCCATCAAGATGGGCCGCCGATTTGTTGGGACTGAGCTGAAGCCGCAATATTGGGAGCTGGCCTGCCAAAACATCGAAGACGCCCGACGCGAACAGCAAGGACTATTTGCATGAAAATCCCGCAACCACTCAACTCCGTGGTTGCCGCCATTGATGCAGCGCACGAGGCCCGCCAAGAGCCTCCGCGCCCGCATCTTGGGGCATCCGTCATCGGCCACAACTGCGAGCGATACGTCTGGCTGTCATTCCGCTGGGCTTTCCGCGAACAATTCAAAGGCCGCATACTTCGCCTGTTTCGCCGTGGGCAACTTGAAGAGCGCACGGTGCATGATGACCTTCGCGCCGCTGGCGTGAGTATCAGCACCATCAACCCCGAAACGCGCCAGCAATGGAACTTTTCAGATGGGCACTTCGGCGGTTCATGCGATGGCGTGATTCAAAACGGCCTGCCCGAAGCGCCCAAGACCCCGCACATCTTGGAGATCAAGACCCACAGCCTGAAGAGCTTCAACGACCTGGAAAAGAACGGAGTTACCAAAAGCAAGCCTCAGCACTGGGCGCAGATGCAGATTTACATGGCCGCATTTGATCTTGACGACGCTCTTTATTACGCCGTGTGCAAAGACGACGACCGCATCTACACCGAGCGCGTGAAGCGTGACCCAGCGCAATCCGAAGCACTGGTGGCCAAGGCACAGCGCATCATTGCCGCCGACCGCATGCCCGCCCCCCTGAGCACCGACCCCACTTGGTTTGAGTGCAAATGGTGCCCGGCGCATGACCTGTGCCACGGCTCAAAACTGACAAAGCAGGTCAACTGCCGCACCTGCGCCCACAGCACCGCCGAACGTGATGGCCGCTGGACGTGTGCCCATTGGGAGATGGACATACCAGACACCGACGCACAGCGCACCGGCTGCGACAACCACGTTCTGCACCCCGACCTGGTGCCAGGCTGGACTTACAAACCGGCTGAAACCGGCGTGATCTGGTTGACGCCAGCAGGTGAGATACACAACGCGCCAGAAGGCCACACAAGCGCCGAGATCGCTGCCAACTGGCAGGCGTGTGCGGCAAACATCAAGGCTGAATATGCGCAATGGGGCGCGAAGGTGGTTGGATAATGCTTCGTGACTACCAGAAAAGAAGCATTGACATGCTCTACGAGTGGTTCGCCGCAGGCAACACTGGCAACCCTTGCATGGTGCTGCCCACTGGAGCAGGCAAGTCGCACATCATCGCGGCACTGGTCAAGGATGCTTTGCAAAATTGGCCAGAAACCCGCGTGATGATGCTGACGCACGTCAAAGAGCTGATCCAGCAGAACGCCGAAAAGATGCGCGAGCATTGGCCTAATGCGCCGATGGGCATTTACAGCGCCAGCCTGGGCCGTCGGTGCCTCACCGAGCCGATAACCTTTGCTGGCATCCAGTCGGTGGCCAACAAAGCGCCGGAAATCGGCCATGTGGATCTGATCTTGGTGGACGAAGCGCACAGCATCAATCACAGCCAAACGGGTGGATACCGCCGCCTGATTGCCGACCTGACCGCCATCAATCCGGCGCTTCGCGTCATAGGCCTAACTGCCACGCCTTACCGTCTGGGGCACGGCATGATTCACGAGGGCGAGGACGTTCTTTTCTCCGACCTGATCGAACCGATCAGCATCGAGGAACTCATTCACCGTGGCTTTTTGTCCAAACTGCGCAGCAAACACACCAGCCTGACGCTAGACACATCCGGCGTGAAGAAGCAGGGTGGCGAGTTTGTGGCCGCGCAGTTGGAAGCCGCAGTGGACACATCCAGCAACAACCGCCGCGCCGTGTCCGAAGTCATCAAACGGGCAGCCGATAGGCGCTCATGGCTTGTGTTTTGCGCCGGTGTTGCGCACGCCCACCACGTGGCCAGCGAGTTCACCGAGCAAGGCATCCCCACCGAAGTCGTGACAGGCGAGACGCCGAGCGCCGAGCGCGACGCCATCATTGCCCGGTTCAAAGCGGGCGAGATTCGCGCCTTGTGCAACGTGTCGGTGCTGTCAACCGGCTTCGATTACCCAGGCATTGACTGCCTGGTCATGCTGCGCCCCACAATGTCGCCCGGCTTGTATATGCAAATAGCGGGTCGTGGCTTGCGCATAGCCGAAGGCAAGGCAGACTGCCTGGTGCTGGACTTCGCTGGCAACGTCGCCAGGCATGGCCCCATAACCGCCGTGGAGCCGCCCAGCAAAGCCAAGAAGGGCGAAGCCTTGGCACGCACCAAGACCTGCCCACAATGCGAGGAACTTGTGGCGCCGATCACCCGCGAATGCCCGCACTGCGGCCACGAATGGCCGGAGCCTGAGAAGCAGGAAAAGCCTGTGACGCTGGCCAACGATGACATCATGGGCATCGAGCCGAGCGAGATGGCGCTCACCGGATGGGCATGGCGCAAGCACACCAGCCGGGCCAGTGGCAAAGATATGTTGCAAGTCAGCTACTACGGTGGCCTGAGTGACCCGCCCGTCACTGAATACATTCCGGTTTTGCACGAAGGCTACGCTGGTGAGAAAGCCCGCCGCCAGCTTATCGCCATCGCCGTGAAGTCAGGCGCAAACGATTTAAGCGACGACCTGTCAGACATGGCAAAAGTCATGCAACAATCCACACCACCGGCCATCCTGAAATTCAAAAAGGACGGAAAATTTTTTAGAGTCATAGATAGGATTTGGCAATGAGCAAAGCATCCCGAGACAAAGGCCGACGCGGGCAGCGCGAGGCGCAAGCATTGCTTGCCGACCGTGATTACAGCGTGGCCGAACTCAACGCCGGAAGCGCCGTTGAAGACATGCTCGCCGTGGACACATTCGGAAAGACCTGGAGCGTAGAGGTTAAAAACACTGTGGCAATCACCACCGCACACCGTGCACAAGCAA